TATTCCATTCTGTCATGTCGTTATCCTCTTTTCTTCTTTAATCTCACGGCTTAATTGTGCCCTGGGTGTTGGAGTTTCCGTACCCATACGGAAAACCTTGTGCCAGGAAATTACCGTTCTGGTCAAACCCGAGTGGAACCTCGTGCAATGGTTGAAAATTTATACTTAAACTGTATATGATTGGTATCAGTTTGTTGTTTTTAGTTATAAAGTGTCCCTTATCTCTAAAATCCGGATTGAAACTCATTCCACTCAAAGCACCAAGAAGGCCTGCGCCGGTGGGAGAGCTAATATAGTTTGCATACTTTATTCTCCACAAAGGTGGAGCTTTAATTGTTCGTGCGTTATTACTGTTTCCTATGGGAGAACTGTACACTGGGTAGCACATTTGTATTAGTTTACCATACTTTCGAAAATTGTCAATAGCTTGCTCTTCGTTTACTCCAACTATATCGAAGGCAGCCTGAATCGTTCTGGACGTGGATTGGTAGTGTTTAACTGGATCGTTTCTTCCGAACGTTGTTTCTCCTCCGAACCCAATCGTGAAGTTGTCGTTAAAATTCGTTATAAACGCTGGAAAACTAATCGTTTCACCCGTTGCTATAGAGCTGAACTTTATCTCTCCAATTTCAGAATTTCTTTTTGCTATTTCATGAAAGTAATCGCTCATATATTTTCTCCTTGGTTTATCATGACGTCAGACCTTCCCCTTTGAGTCCGGCGTTCACTATCATATCCGGTTGGCCCGGGCCTAAGTTGATTATAAATTTCATGTTGTTAAAGGCGGACACGATCGCGCTTTCAAGTACTGAGGTGATATCGTCGGGTGATTGAGTCTTAGACCCATCAACAGAAGCACTTTCGTCTTTTTTTGCTTCTTCCTTTCTCATTTTGCGTTGGAGCCGGGTTTTAACTGCAGCCTCAGTTTGTTTCCCTATTTTTTGCACGGGTTTGGATGGTGTATCACCTTCAGACAACGGTCCTTCAAGTTCACCTCTTCGGGCGATCTCAAGCGCTTGGCGTTTCAAGCCCGCAATATTGGGGGTGAGGTCAATAAATTTCTGTTCCTTGAATGTAACTTCATCATCCTGCTCGGAAGCCGGAACAAACTTGGTGTCGCCCCTAGTCATTTGCTGCAGCTGTTTGAATGCATCCTTTTCCTGCTTCGTGGTCATGGTTTTAGCGCCAGACAATCTGAGGACTTTTTGTAGCTGTTCTTGGAACTGCGTTTTGTCATCGCCTTCGTCCATGGTTTGAATCTTTTTAACCAAATCGCCTACTTGAGAAAAGCGAAAACGGGAGCGCCTGAAGGAGTCGGCATCGAGGTCCTTTATGTTTTTGATTCCCAGGCTTTCTTCTATGTCGGTATCGGTGCCAAATCGAGCTAAACCTTGAAGCGCCATGCTCTGCAGTGTGTCTTCCGCGATTAAGCCCCCCCTGGTTTTCGGCATCATCTTCGCCCTATCCTCTACGAAGGCCCGATCGAATGGATTCAGGGACACATTCTTTATTACAGTGGCCAATCTTTCTAAACTATTTTCTAAAGCTTTAGAGTCTCCTTTTCCAAAAAACTGTTTAGCGGCCGCGGCCTTGTCACCATCTTTTGTCTCGCCACCAGTGACTCTGCCTCCTGAAGCCTTCTTGGCCATAAGCGTTTTCAAGGAACCGTCGTTTTCTTTTCCTAGTATGTACTTTCTTGTATCTTCCTTACTGAAACCTGTAAGCTTTGAAATGGTATTCAAAGCAAACTTGCCTAGCTTTCCGCCGCTTTCTATTTCGTTGTAGATTGGAGATTCTTGCAAGACTTCTCTTATCTTTACCATTCTCTCTGCTTCGTCCATCATGAGAATTTGATTTGGGCTGAAGACATTTCGCCCTAATATAGCATTAAGTTGTCCAGTGAATTGTGCTGCTCCGCCGATAGTATCTAGCTTTTCACCCATACCACCCATGAACGTGCCGATAGAGACGCCAGTTTGTTGACTGAGTCTTTGCATTTTTTTGAACTGCTCCGCTACCTTAGGAGCTTCATATGACAATGATTTGGCGACCAATTGGAAGTTTTGTGATACAACCGATGGCATCATCTTCATCTGTTCAGCGAAATCGAACAGCCCTTGGTTTAGGCTTTTTACTTTATCCGACGAAAGGTTGAACATGTTCATGGCCAAGTCCATGTTCTTGGTATATTCTCCGAAGCCTAGACCCAGACGATCAAGGGCCGCGGCTTGGTTTGCAAAATCTTCTGCTAGCTCTTGGCCGCCTTTCATGTTTTCAGTCATGACACCGAATTGAGCGAATTTCTGGGTCAACTCTTCGACCGCTTTGGCTCCCATGCCCGCATTGCCCGTCATTCTGTCAAAAGTGCTTGCGACAGATTCTAGTGCAGCGTTTGTTTTTCCTCCTGGGGCGAAGGTGAGGCCAGTTGCGTTTAACCTCTTGAGGGTTTCGTCTATGACTTTCAGCCTTTTGTCGTCAATATTACCCAACATGGTCAGACCAGGGGCGTCGACCTCGTAAGTTGATTTCGACTCTTGAAGTTGCTCCTCTAGCTGCTTAACTCTCGCAATGAGCTTCTGGGCGGCTGCTGGTGTTAGCGCTCCTTTGGCAGCTTCTCCGGCTTTGGAGACTATACCTGGTTTTTTGGGGTCGTCGTGTTTTGACATTGTCAATCTCCGTTAAACGTTAGCAGCAGTATTGATACTACAGTATAATTAGCACGCTTCAACGATTATTACTCTTGCTCAGTTGAGATGTCTTCTAGGTTTCTACTGACAAACCACTTTCTGAGTCCGATTGGTAGGTTGTACGCTTCAGTGAACGAAAAGTTTCCTTCTTTCAATAAAAAGAAAATTTCCTCGTATACGACGTTCTTGATGTAGTTAGATGTCGGTACGAAAAAAGGCCCAAGAGATAGGCGCCTCTCTTTCAGTCTTGGTTTTACAGACCTCACACGACACCTCTTGTATTGTACTCAGCGTCGGCCGACAAGCGCTATAGAATCTAAGTATCTGCTTTGCATCAGAGGCAGGAAGAACATCAATCAATTGTTTGATAAGCTTTCTGTCAGTGATATCGTTAGCTGATACTATTGTTTTATCTAAAAACGCTAGTGTATAGTTGAATGGAAGGTTATACTTTTCTTTTTGTTTCTTATCTTCTTCCAGTTCTTTTTCATACTCAGGTGTGAGGTTTATTAGTTCAACCTCAACATCTGAAATCTTTAATATATGTCTAAATGTGTTTGTTTCCGGTGTATAAACTATCTCTGTTTCGTCTATCTTGGTTTTTGAAACTTTTGACAAATCAAAAACGTGTTTTGTCCTTTCGTTGCAACCTGTGCACATCACTACGGATTCGTACACGTTGCCATAGCCGGTCGTCCTAGCCTTCAAAAGGATAGCCATTTTGTCTTCTTCTAGGAACATGTCCGCACTTAAATTATCATCCAAGAGGAGACTATCAATCAGCTTTTCAAAAGCACTAGAATCAGATTCGGTCACAGAGGACAGAATGTCTTCCTCTTTCGCGGTCATGTGCTTTATCTCTACCCTCTCCACTGCAGAAAGTGGACTGGTCAGCGGATAGTAGTTTCCCGAGGAAGGCAGGTCAACAAATTCAGTTGGAACAACAAAAGATAATCCAAAAGGGTTATCTGGTTGTTTTGGCGCCTGAGGCTTGGGTACCTCAGGCTCCTTTTGTTCTTCTTGTTTGGGGGACTCTTTATACTCAGAGTTGGTTTGTGGTTTTAACTTTCTAGAATTTCTAGTCATTATTACTCGCTTTCTTTTTTATATATTGTAACAGGCAATGGTTAATACTTTAAGACTTAATTGTTGTCGGTATTACCTGGTGTGGGGTTTACACTGGGTGTCCAAACTCCGCCCTTCTTAACGGTGATTTCTGCAGGGTTTAGTTCCGCCCAGTCGTACTTTATTCCAACTTGAATGTTAATGCCGTCATCTGAGGTGTAGTCCAAGCTGTCAAAGTTAACTGAAGTTATTTGTGGGTTATTGATTCTCCACGATTCAATAATTTCGTTTGAACCTTCAGCTGATATCTGGTCTATTCTTATAAAGTTGCCCAAACTCTCAACCATGGCCTTTTTGGATATAGTTCTTTTACCTGCGTCGTCGTCTAGAACCTCTGTTGGCAAAACATAACCTGCAGACTTTATGATTGAATACAAGGAGTCGGTGGCGTCTGGGTTGACTGGGTCGACCAAGGTGACACTAATGTCCTGCCATGTAACTCTACCAGGAAAATGAAACTGATGCTGCAAAAAGTTATGTGCAGATGAGCCTACCTGAAAAGAAGGCTTCGTTACTGATTTGATTATAAACTGTGGTGCTCCTGCAAAGTACAAGAGCCATCTAAACTTTCTTTTTGGCTCGATGTTTGGTTGTGTCCAAAAGTTATTTCCTGACATATTATAGGTCTCCTAATAGTATATAGTTACGTCGCATCTTTTTTTTAGTCATCAAAAGAGGCGCCGGTGTTTGTTATTACAAAGTCAACTGCAATGAATTCTATGGAGCGCGCTGGCTTCAAGAAAATCTTTGCGTACATCACATTTCTGTCTACTAAATCCGGGGTGGTTGTAGTGTCATCCAAGACAACCTTGAAATCAGAAAGGCCAAATCGGGTCTTTATGCTTTGAAGTTCCGGTACGACAGCGTTGATGAATCTGTTCCAAGTTTCCTGTACGTTCTGCTCGAAGAGAAGATTGTTCGATATTCTAGAGACAACCTTTTTGATGAAGATTAACAACCTTCTAACGTTGATTCTGTCTAGGGCCGACTGAGTCGACTGGAGCGTCTTCTGTCCGAACACAACCAATCCTTCCGATACGAAAGATGCGATTGGGTTAATGTTTGCCTCATATAGAGTGTCTCTATCTCTCGATAGAAGCTGCTCAGATACCTGAAGTACAGGAATTCCTGCATTTCCTTGATTGAGGCCGCCTCGATTGAATCCGGCTGGTGCGAACCAGACTTCATCTCTCTTTTCGGTGTAAGCCATGACGCCGAGAGCAACAACTGAAGGTGGTACCCACACATCCCTTGAGTTCTGATCATCTCTAATCTTGCACCAAGGATAGTAAGCAGCACCGTAAGAAGAATTCAATTGTCTCTTCACGAGAGCAGCTGAAGCCTTCTCTGGTGTTGTCTGTATTCTCTTGTCGAAACTATCACATGCATCTTCCGAAGGAGGAACATAAACACTTGGCAAGTCTATGATGGCCAGTGAGTCTCCTCTCGCTTCACACGCTCTAACTAACTTAGTAGTAAGCGAAGTGTTTGTGATACCTGGCAATAGGGCTAGGTTGTGCTCAATTGCTTCAGCATCCTTGACCAATTCAATTGCTCGGTCGACTGACGCGTATGCATAAGAGTTAGCGGTTGTTTTTCCATTTAACGTGTTGTTGTTAAATGGGTTAGCTTCAGTTATATCTGTTCCGTCGAAGCCGCCAGCTAGAGGGACATGGAATCCCTTTACAATTTCTGTCAATGGTCGAAGCGCGGACGCTTTACCAGAGGCTGCTGCGAGGACACCGGAAAAACTAGCAGGGCTTACCCCTCCAGTGAACTTGGCTGGCACAGTGGCGTTAGCAGTACCTCGCAAGGTGCCACTAATGTCTTTGTCACCGGTGGTACCGGTGGTACCTTGGGTCAAAGTCACAACGCCGCCGTCGACGGATACCAGAATCTTTCCGGCGTGCCCATTCGTATGTTCGATCGCCAACTTGAGACCTGCAGCTGCAAGTGTTCCGTTTGTTCTGTTGAAAGTAAGGTCGCCGGAGGCCTGACTATTGCCTCCGGCAGCGCGATAAGAAACCGAAGTTCCGTCTGCAGACAATAATACCAATGTCGCGTTGTCAGTTAACTGTCCCGAAAGCGTGATTACTGCAGTCGAGAAGGTACCGTTCTTGGAACCCGACTCATATCGAGCGACCGATACTTCAGAAGCTCTTGTTATACTGGCTGTGGCTATATTGTTAACAGGGGATGGCACTAGGACAACTTCGTCCATTGAGAAGCTGAATGCATGCTCTGTGATGTTCGCTGTTGCCGTGCCGTCATCCTGGTCCGTAGTTAATTTGGCTACATCGAGGTCTGCCAATCTACGAGTGTGGTCTGAATAGCCCGGGTTTATTTCTTCCGACACTTGTGCAGCGTTGCCCGAGACATAAGTTCTCTTGTAAGGCGTGGCTCCCATGTAATACCCAGAATCAGAAGACCCTGTTATGACCAGCGGAAACTCTCCCCATGAAGCGGTAAGACCGAGAACAGTATTCAACGCGACATTACTGTCTATCCAGTGGCCAGCCGTAGCCTTAGCGAAATCTATAACGCTAGCGTTTGCATCATCCGTGAGAGTCTTTGGAACTATTGGACCCAAGAAGCCGAAAGGAACGGTTTCTTTGTTGGATGGTCCTTGTCCTGCGTCGAATATCCTGTCCATGTCCACTCGTACAAGTTCAGAAATATTTGGGTGCGTTCCGTACAGCTTGTTTCTTTTTTCAGTTGCGGACCACTCAAAGTACTGATCACCAATCATCTTTGCGACGTAGTTATCAGAACTAGGATTTAAGTTGCAATTATCGAATCTTTCAATCTCTTCCAAACGAGTGCTGGTTATTCTCTTCACTACAACACTGAAGGTGCCATAGAGTCTATCTCCCTGCTCACCTTCACGTGGAATAGTTATATCCTCTATTGCGGTGATTAAGTTTGAGTTAGCCTCTGCACCTTCTTGGATTGCAATCAATCTAAAAAGCTTTTGCTGAGAAGCCACACTGAACGTGGAATTGTCCATCGCTGTATCGTTCCCGACAATCCATCCAGTTCTAGCTGCATTTAAAGAATGC